ATGTCGAACCAGTTGATACTGGTGCTGCTCCTGCGCTACCGCCACCCGATGAAGATTTTGACCCGCTCTTTAACGATGAAATCATAGCGCCTGTTTTAGCTAATGATACTGCCGTATATGCCGCCGCGATAAGTGGCGCATAGGGTGAACCTGCTCCCGCTAACATTCCCGCATTCCAAGCATGTACAGCTGCCTCACCTCCTGCTATCAACGCCCTAGCAATGGCGATTTTTTCAGCAACCTTCTGTGCTTTTTTGCCGCCAACACTAAGTATTGCAACCATGCCTGACATCGTATGTTTTAACACGCCTATATTAAAATCGCGTTCATCTTCAGCTAATTTCATTCTTGCAGCATGAGCTTTTTCTTTTGTGAGAGTTCCTGCCGCTTCGCCCGCATCAATCGCCGCGTTGATGCGCTCATAATAAGCAGTCATGCTTTCTTCTTCTAACGTGTAACGCTCAGCAAGCGCGTCAATGATTGCTTCTGTTTCTTCTCTTAGTTTTAGTGCCTCATCGGTTTCAGCTAACTTAGTTCCTTTTTCGCTGTCATCTTCTTTGTTGGCTAATATATCAGCAACCGCTAACTTTGTTTCTTCTGCCGCTTGCTCGACGCCCGCCTTAACTTTACCAACCCACTCATCAACCGCCTCTGACGGTAATTCTTGTGCAGCTAATTTATTGAAAGCTTCTTCAGATAACTTAAGCGCGTCCTCTTGTGATTGGGCAAAATCACCTAATTTTTCTTTAGGCTTGCCAAACATATCATCCATTATACTGTTAAGACCACTGAGTGCATCAGCAGCGGTATCGCTAAAGGTTGCTAATAATTCTAATGTTGCTCTAAGTGGCGTTATAACAAAATCAAGTATAGCCCGCCCGACCTCACGGATTGAACCGTTAGCCAGTACATCAAAACCTTTAGCAATTTGTAAAATGACGCCTCTAGCGATAACTTCAAGTCCTGCAAAGATTACCCTGATACCATGAATGCCATTAGCAAATACCCCGACTACTTTGCCCGCATAACTCATAGCGTCACCTATTAGCACAGCAAAATCATCAACCGACATATTGACACCGCCAAATTGTTTCATTATTTCAGTGATAAAAGGCGCGATTGCGACAGTAGCATTCTTTAATGCTGCGTCCATAGCGATGGCTGAATCTTTCAATGCTTTTTGAGCTGCCATTGCTTGAGCAACATCAACATCACCTAATCCGACGCCTAACTCTTTGGCGCGAGCTGATAATTCTTTCATTGCCTTTCCGTTATCTTTCAACAACGGCAATAGGCGCACAGAATCAGACGCTATTGTTTCCATGTAGAACTTCATTTGATTTTGAGATAAATTAGCTTCTTCTAAAGATTTTACATAAAGCCCTAACGCATCTTGACCCGACAACCCTTTAAAGGCGTCAGCTGCTAGTCCGACCTTAGGCGCGATATTGTCAAAGAAGTCAATCATCGGTCCCGCGCCTATAGATGTAATTTCACCTATACTCTCAGTAGTATCCTTTAGAATATCACCGTATTTTTCCATCGAGATACCGACTTGATCGGCAGCATACGCACCGCGCTGAAATTCATCTACGGATGTATTAGCAGCATCGGCTAAATTCTTGATTTCTTTTATTGAGGATAATTGAGATTTAACAATGGCACTAGCAGCAACCGCAGCCGCAGCAGCAGCAGCAGCGCCCCACTTACCCCAATCATTGATAGACTTGCGAAGTTGGACGCTTCCTTTTTTTAACGCGGCATTTGAAGCTGTAACAGCCTTCTTAACGCCCTCAGCATCAGCAGTAATTACAACACTTAACTCACCAACTACACTCATGCTACGTTGAACCCCTCGGCTATTGCTTTATTTCTGATCTCTTCCATTAGCTCGTCATTACTTGCTTCTGGTTGTGGGAATTTTTTGCTTACATAAAATTGAACCGCATCCGGTGACATTTCGAAAAAATCTGGATGTCTAATATCACCATGTATAACCGCCGCTTCATAAAATGACTCAATTAAGCTGAACTCTTTTTCTTCATCGAAGTCCGCTTCTTCGACTTTTTTTTAGATGGTTCACGTTGCGGGTATAACGCTTGTAAAATATCACCAACCATTGCTATCACATCTGTCATCGAGGTTAATCCGTCTGAGAACATCGCCTCGTATACTTCTTCATGTGACGCTTTGCAGCCGCCTTCATTTAATACTATTTGAACTAACTTTGCCGCGTGACTGAATCGAATATTACCTGAAGCCATTCGCATTGTTAGTTTATACAAATTAATTTCTTCATCGACCTTATCGATAAGTCCCATTGTTACATTGACATCATAAGACTCATCAGCCCATTTAAGGGTTATACTCTTTTTTAAAGCCATCATTTCTCTCCGTTAATGAACTGCTATGTACCTGCTACAAATACCACCGCACCACTTGATTTAAGTGCACAAGTGAAGGTCGAACCTTCATCACTCGGCATGCCATAACCAACTGTCTCGATAAACGCATCAAAGGTCGCGATTGATGCTGTTGTATTATTGTCGTCAAATGTGCAAATACATTGCGCCATCTGCGATGTGCTGTTACAAAAAGTTTCAAACAACTCAAGATTCTTTAGCTTTCCATCTACTGATAACGATAATGATTTCAACCCTGCTTCAGCATCAAATTCTTGCCATCCGCTAGACTGCGCGTCAGTCGTATCAATAGCTGTGTTAGCTAGATCCATTTGTTTGGTTACATAACCGGCAATAGTTACACCGCCAATCGTTAGGGTAATTGCTCTTCCGAGCATTGAAATACCTGCACTCATTTTTAAATCTCCTCAAAAAATATTTTAAAGCGTTGTATGCCTTGCCGTGTTAATCCGTCCGGCTCAGTAATAATCTTACTGAACTCCTGATGTATTCCAGAAATACCATAATTGGTAGTATCTGCGAATGTGTATCGGTGTAAGGCGCTGTAGATATCAAAGACAATGCCTGACACTTCTTTCTGACCCCTGTATCGACTCCACGCAATTACATCAACAGTTGCAGTGAATCCGTTGTTATCAACAGAGTCATTATTTGTTAGATTCATCCCATTTATTTGGACGTATGGATAAACGTCATCTTGTGGCAAGTGATCACCAACAGGTATATTGATTAATTGTCTGTCGAGTCGCTCATAAACTGAGACATATACCTCATTCATTTTGCAGCCTTAGCTATTGCTACATCTATTGCCCGACTCATATTCTTTTCAAAGTTACCCATTGCCTTATCTTTAGCAGGGACTAACCAAGGTCTGTTATAAGTTGTTTCTAAAATTGCACCGTAAGGAACGTTTGTCCCGACTTCAGCTATCATTGCGCCTTTATCGTGTAACACTGCTATAGAGTCAATCAAGCGCCCTGTGTCGGTGTTTGGTGCGTCACCTTTCTTGCTTTGTGTATGAGTTTTCGAACCTCTAGGCACTGTCTTACCTTTCGATGTCGCCTTAATAGCTTTGGTCGCGTTGTTAAGTACATCGAATGCAGTAATCCTCACAGCGTTATCAGTAACAGTATTCACATCAAGCGAAAACTTATTAAGCGCGTACTTCAATTCATCGAGTCCTTTAATCATTGCGCCACACCTTTGTCAGCCTCAAGTATCATCCATTGATTAGAATCAGCAATATTGTTAACACTTCTAATCTGATAATCATTTGAATCAAAGGTAATCTTCATCGTGTTATCTAATCCTGTTAAATAACTAATATGAAATTTATAGCTCCCATCACTCGTCACTCGACCATAATCCGCACTTTCGCCACCTGACTGCTTCAATACAAACGCATCAACAGTCGCAAAGGTTGTCCATATTTCAGAATATCCACCTTGATAATCGGGTGATTTGGTTAAGCTTTTAATAACGATAGATTGAGCAAAATCATCAAACGTATCGGTTAGAAACTTCAAGCCTAACGCCCCGAATTGGGCAGCGCTTACACTCACGTTCTTTGCAGTTCTAAATTATTAGATAAGAAAGGTTTAATGAAATTCATCACTCTAGCAAGCCTTACCTTTGTCCATGCGCCGCCAGAAAAATACGAAACGCTTAACACGTCCATTGACTCACTAGCAACATTAGATTTTGATTCGTTAACCAATAAATCTTGGGTATACGCAGCAATGCCCGCTTCCATCTGTGACCATTTAATCTCTTTAGGTATCTCGTCAGACGCTATTGTCCGGTCATACGCATATACACCGGTTCTAGGGAATGATAAATACTGGTTACTTGGATCAGCCCGATAACCTTTAAAGCTTAAGCCGTCAATATAATCTTTAGCTTTAACCTGCAGAATATCTCTGTCAGCCTCAGTCGCAGGAATCGTTATGCCGCGTTCTGCAGCATACGCAGTGAACTCAGCATCGGTTGTATAACTATTCGCGTTAGAGACTGTTGTGCCGTCTTCAATGATCAAAGTCATTATTTAACCCGCTTTGCAGCCTTCATCGCCTTTGCTTCATCGCTTGAAACTTCAGCCACTAAATCGCCTTTATCAGCAACAAAATCCACGCCCCATAAACGAATCGCGCCTTCTTGCTTATCATCAATATCAAAATCGACAACCGCCTTTACTTTAACTAATTTTGCTTTAGCCATGATCGTATCCTCTAAAATGGGCAGCCGAAGCCGCCCTACCACAACGGAGAGAAGTGATTAGTTATTGATTGATGGTAGTCTTGCTAAACCTTTACGGTTAAATAATGCAAAATTACTATAAGACTTAACACGAGCGATTTCTTCATCCGCAGTCTCTTTAGCGCCAATCAATTGAACATCAACACCTACAGGCGTTCCATTCGGATATATCATTGAAGCACCAACCTTGTTAGTACCATCATCCCAACAACCTGCCCATACTGAAGTTAACGCGCCCGCTGTAAGGGCAGCACCGTTTGCAGTTTCAGCAACAGATAAATAATCATTTTGGAATATTGGCACACCTTCATAGACGCTAACTGTGCGTTGAGTGCCATTAGGCATAGTGAATGCCATAGTCTCATTAACGCCACCTAGAGCGCGTACTAGCACTTTATAAGAGCGAATTGTGCGAGCGGGCATCTGAATAAAATCGACCTCACCATCTTTAGACTTAACCAAGTCGAGTAACTCATCTAGCAGAGCAAAGCTAATAGCCTGACCCGCTGAAGCAGTTGTATATTGACCAGCATCACAAAGAGTGTGCATTGAGTTCATGTTAGCGCCTGAACCAGTACCAGTAGCGATACCAGTTTGAAGTAGCCGACCAACAGATTTGGCTTTGCTTGATATTTCAGCAGCCATTTGATCAACACCACCGCTTGAGCTTTGAGCAGCTACTAAACCGTTCAATTCGGCATCACCGATAGTTGTAGTTGATGTGAATGTCTGTTGTGTGAATGTTGCTGCCGCTTTCGCAGTAATAGTGCTGCCAACAGCTAAATGCTGTGCGTCACCTAGTGCGTTTTCGCGATTGTGAATAAATCCTTGACCATCATAACCACTCCAAGGAATAGCATTCCAGATTGGATTAGTAGTAATGATATCTTCAGCAACACCTGTGATCAGGTCGTTCTGGATGAGTTTAGCCGCTTCGGCTAGTGTTTGAGTCGTCATGTTTTTTGCCTCTTGGGTATGTTTCGCCCAAAACGCAAAACGGCATCAGGGCATTAATAAATCTATATGCCATGACACCGCCATGTTGTTGATCGCCGACCAACGTATATCTAATTGTAGCAGTTAACCTCTAGCTTTTACAAGCCCCGACTTAATTTTGTCAGCCGATGAGCGGTCAGATTGACCAACGCCACCACCGCCACCGTTACCATTTCCACCGCTTGAAGGTATCTTCATAATATCAGGCTGAGTTGATACAAACTCGTTGATGGATAAATTACCATCTTTACCAGTAACAATGTTATTACCTTCCATTGCCACAACTTTACCCTCTTTAACTGTGAATTTAGAATTGATTTGGCTTGTTAGCGCCGCTTGCATTTCGGGTCTAATTTTAAATTCTGAGAAGGCTTTGCTAGTTGCGCCTTGTATCTCATACTTGCTAACGATACTGGAATTATTAGCGGTTAGGTCATCAATAGTTTGATTAGCATGATCTAGTTTAGCTTTATAATCACTTTCAACAACTGAAACTTTACCCGCTACTAACGCATCAATGTCACCCGCATCAATCAACTTCTTATCATCAATCTTCTGTTGTGTTGCTTGAAATTCTGCGTACTTATCCAAATCAACGCCTGAGTACTTCTTTTCAAGTGCCGCATAATCTTTGTCTTTTTGAATATTGTTATCCCTAAACTCATCAACCTTAGATTTAGAAACCGCGCCCTTCACATTTAGTTGATAATTATCCCCATCAGATTTGTACAATTTCTGCACATCTTCTGACAACTTACCAAATCCTGATTTGTCTAAATTGTATTCTAATGTCATTATTACTCTCCGTTTATTGATATGTCGTTTGTTTTATTTAATTCATCGAGCGTTAATGGCTTGCCATGCTCAACGAACCGCTTTACTACCTTACCATTTCTAAATGCTTCAGCTTGAACAAATCCTAACGCATCATCTTGAAATTTCTTGCTTTGACTTCTTAGCCATTGATCATAATTCATTCATCATCATCCAATACAGGCGTTATTGTTGAGCGGCAATTATAATGCGCCGGTGGTGTGCGCCCTTTGCCTATCTCATATATATTGCCATCTAAATCCCTGCAAATGTCACTCGTCCTACTATCCAAGGTTGCCACCCATTCATAATGAGTAAATAAATCCTTGTTAGATTCTAATAATTTCATTCTAGCAACCGATGCTGTGTGATTGATTGCTGTTCTGGTTATTCTTGATGCTGAACTTCTTGATATACTCAACAGCCCATCTTTGTATTGAGCCGCCTTCGTGCCGCGTATATTGCGTATTATTTCAGCATTAGAACGCCCTTGATAAAATCCGTCACTAATCGCATTCTTGATTGCTTGGGTTTGTAGTTTGGTAAAGTCTGCTAACGCTTCTCTAAGCAATTTAGTCTGAAATGGTCTTGCTCGTATCGCCGCTTCTAATATGTGTTTTGATGGTATTGCTAAACCACCACCGATTGCTCTTGCCGAGAATCCAACTTCACTATGAGCAAAATCGACTAAATCAATACCCATATTGTTAGCCCATTCTTTGTAGACTTCCATAACCTCAATTCTAACGTTGCGTTGAATAGCCGCCAACTCAGCCTTTGATGTAATAAATTCAATAGCCGTCAAGTTGTCCCGGACAATTCTGTCAATACGCCTTAAATACGCATCAATTTTGTTAGCTTGTGACGTCTTATATCGCTCGACATAGTGAGCGTGTCGCGTGATTTTATCCTTCGTTGAAGGCATTAACCGGCTCAATCATTGGCTCAATAACATCTAACTCTAATTCATCACTTCCGTCGGCGATTAAGTCCTTTTCATCGTCAATGTCGTTGCCTTTCTGCAATAGTTCGCCACGTTGCAAATTATATAAGAACGTATCAAGTGACATGCCGCCGCCTTGCCATGTAGCAAGCAACGCTGATAATTGCTGTGCGTCCATTGTAGTATCTAAGAAATCACGATTAAGTTTAATGGAAACCTCATCTTGTGACCCTTCCCAATCTGCAGCCCATTCAATGACGGTAGTTAATAGCGCCTCACAAGCATTAGCAACAGTCGATAGTGTTGCGCTCTCGCCGCTTGCCTCAATTCTCGCAGTCTCAGCCGCCTTAACGCCTTTTGACGGGTTTTGTAGCATCTTAGCGCCTACTGATGCCATTGCTGATATGTCCGCTTCCATCTCTCTTGTGATAGCGCTCAATCCTGATCCAGTAAATTCTAGCAATTCAGCTCGACCTGTTGAATCAGTAATATGATTAGCGCTTCCTGCTCCAACTGTTAGATTGATTGAGTTACCATTATCATCGGTCATATCGCCGAATACAAACATAGTCGGCAAAGCAGTGTAGTGAAGCCCGTGTTTAATGTCAGTATTGAGTCGATAGTGATCCAAATTAATATCGGCTATTTCAAGCAGTGCAGGATTAGTTAACTCAAAGCTCAATTCATTGGTGTTGGCAACAGTGAAAGGTATGTGCGCCAAACGCTCACCGCGATTAGTCGGTATCTTGACGTCAACTATGCGCCAATTTTTACCATCATTGCGCCAAATATTCTGGATATAATAACCCATCTCATCATATGTCAACTCTAAATATTCGGTCTTAGAAACCTGCTTATAACGGTCATCCTTGTCAGCCTCGATATATTCTTGAGACAGTACGACATAATCATCAGACCAATTAATAATAGATTCTGTTGGATACGTTAGAATAATCGGACGCTCGCCGTTATGCTCAACCAATGCGCCGCAACGCCCACCGATTAATTGCTCTCTAATAATAGATGATGCTAATAACCCTAAGTCACGACCTTCGCCGTTGGTGTCATCTTCTATGTATTCAATGTTTGATGGTATCTCGATCACCGGTTCTTTTCGCATAATCGCGCCAGTAAAGGCGGTTGATGTAGGTTTGACAACAGGTAAAAACATACCGCGCATTTTATAAGCGTTATATTTAGCATCTGTCTGTCCGTCCAATTTTGGAAGGTATGCCGTCCCTGCTTCTTTGATGGCGTCCGATCCTTCGTTACAATCTCTAACTCTAATTACTTTCTTAACATGGTCTTGATATAAATGATGAGGCGTATTTATAGGCATTTTAAAATCCTGATACATTAATTGCATTAACTGTTGACCTACTCACAAGACCCTTGTTTGCAGCCATAATAAAAGCATCGGCAAGGTTGGGTGACTTGACATCTCTAGCCTTTAAATCGGCTTTAGATTCAACCTTAACCCTACCTGCTTTGTCAAAATCTTTTCTTGGTGTACTTAATTCTACCATTAATTGCTGTAAGTTTGAACAATCTGAAGATATTGATATTAAATCATCTGGCTTAAATTGCTCGCCTTTATGAATAGCGTTGTAAGTATTTCTGAACCTGTCAGCTAATATCCACCATGCTTGCGCCTTTAAGTTACTGAAGAAATCGCTATTTAACACGCCGTTGTATTTGAGCTTTGGCTTAACAACCTTTGCTCCCGCGTTAAATTTAGCGTGATCAACAAAACCTAAATCATTTAATGTGCTACCAGTATGAGCGCCTACACCTATTGAATCGTATATAATCGAGGCGTTTAATTTGTTAGCTGTTAGCATTACCCGTTTGGTTGATTTATTAAGCTCATCAGCCTTAGCCTTCCATTGCTCAGTGTCATTACAGATTGAGCCATCCATTGACACCGTTGCATTTAAGTCATCACCTGAATCCGCGACATCATAACCAACCGCCTGACCACCACCTAAACCATCAATCTTCAAATGGGCATCAACCGCCGCCTCAATCCACGAGCGCCGAATAATTACAGCATCATCATCGTTTAATGGTACGCCCAGATAAATATGTTCAAATGCGTCCCTGTCTGCCTCTTTCTTATTCTCGATAACCTTCATTATTGTATCTGACAAGTAAGGATTCTCGTCAAAGTTAATCATTCTAACCACCGTGTCAGGTGGTGGATTAACGACAAACTTCTGATAAACAAAGTCGTTGATGTAACGCGGGTTAAATATTATCCATACTTCTGAACCTTCCTTCCTGATGGTCGGCTCAAGTATTTCCCATTGTGCTTCAGTTAAATTGTGCGCTTCTTCAATCCATAGGATGTCAATATCTTCAAGCGATTTGATTTCATCAATGTGACGCCACAATCCATAAAACATGAACTCGCTGCCCCATTGTGTGCCAATAACCTTATTGTTTAATACTCTAAAGTGAGTTGATAAGTTAAATCTGTCTATCTGTTTCTTGATGAGCGTATAAACCGATTCTTCTATCTTGTTTTGGAATTGGCGCGTACACAAGATGCGCTTCTTTGTGTAATCAGCGAGCTTAACAGCTTCAATAGCTGCGTCCCATGATTTAGATGATGAGCGACCACCATACAAGACGCGGTTTCTTGCTCTCTTACGCCAGAATGGTCTAAGTACAGGGTTTTGAGTTGGTTTAATCGGTATAATAGTCATCTAATGACGGAATCTCACCTAGATTAATGTTTTGGTCTGACTTGTCAGATTGATCAAGATGCTGTTTTCCTAGCCATACAAGCATTGTAGTGTTGCCATCAAGCGCCTGTTTCATCTGTACCCTGCGAAGACTCATTTTGCCGTTTGCTGATTTGTTTTTATAGTAATCCGCAAAACCACCATGCTTATCACGCTTCAAAGCCCTATTTAATGTATCATAATCAATATTAAGGATAGATGCTATTTCCTCGCCTGTACACATAATCGCACATAGCTTATCGAGCTTTTCATAGTCTAAATTGATTCTTGGTCTGCCGCCTTTATTCTTTGTCATTATACACTCACCGATTGCAGTCTTTTAC